CCCCACTTCAAATATTCGAGGTTTATCTCTTTTGAGTTCCGGCCGAGTTTCATCCTTTAGACTATCACACCAATACATCTCAGGCATTATTCCTTGAAAACACAATTTTTCGAACCGTTCAACACGTTCCGCCAATAAAGGAGTCATCCGATAGACAACTTGATTATCAGTTTCATACGCTTCAAACAGATCTTTCTTCCTCAATCCAAATTGTGTATAAGGAAAACCCGGAGACGTAGTCATGTCAATTGCTTTAATCGGTCCATAACCATTGATACATTCATGCATTGTTAAAAGACGAGAGGTTCCATCATTGTAAATAGAAGACCAACCATTTATTGTTGTAATAATATGATCGACATTTTTCTTCACAAATTTTGGATCTACCATCGGACTATATGCAGTTAGTTTATCAATAGCTTTAGACAAAGGAGAAATCTTTTCACTGCCACGATAAAATGGTGCAAGATAGGCTGGGCCTGTTAAAGCCGGGCCAAAATCTCGCTCCATAAAATCGAAGACAAGTGATTGACTAATCTTTGTTTTACGAGGCAAATTAACATTAACCTTCACATCTTCATCAGTCACAGGATGTTTGATAGTTCCAGCGTTACCAAGAATTTCAATCCCCTTACTAGTTAGTAATTCATAAGCTTGAGATGTTGTATCTGGCGCAACAAGCATTGTAGCATCAGACATAACAACAACTTTTTCTTTACTATCAAAGTAAGCCATCGCATCATTCAGATCTTCTTGGTAAAGACAACACGAAGCCCCACGATTAACTGAAGGTGAACCAGCAATATGAAAACCCATAACACGTCGACAAGCAAGATTGCCATCAACATGCAAGAGCAACATACCACAATCTCCAACTCCAGCTAAACTGTCACTATACACCCACGCCTTGGGTACACTATACAGACGACCTTCAACTTTATCTGTATAAATGTTATCACATTTAGTTGGTGAACTGTACTTAGCACTAGATAAAGAAACGCGAGAAACAGGAATATATGACATAGTCAAATATGTATCTGTATCTCTTTGTTCCCTTGTTCTAGGACCATAAAGATATGCTCCATGACAGTTAGGATCATCAGATTCTTTAATAAAAAATTTTCTGATATCCCTTCCAAATGAAACATGCTTTATTTTTAAGAACACTACA